AATAGAATCCATCAAGGAAAAACGGTCAGAATTACGAGCCGAGGCAACCAGTTATGAGGAACAAATATCAACGGCAAAGCAGGCAGAGCAAAACAAAAAGCGCATCGAAGAATTGAACGCCCAAGAAAAAGCGTTGGCCCACGAATACGAAATACTCGAAGGTCATTTGTTTTTGATTGAGCAGTTTATAAAGGTAAAGGTTTCGATGCTCGAAGAGCGGATAAATAATAAGTTTGCATTTGTTTCTTTTCGATTGTTTAAAGATCAAATTAACGATGGCGTGAGGGAAGTTTGCGAAGTGACGGTTGACGGTGTGCCTTACTGGTCGCTGAATAACGCAGCACGGATTCAAGCAGGTCTTGATATTATCAATACGATGAGCAATCACTATAAGTTTTCACCGAATATTTTTATTGATAACAGGGAAAGCGTAACCAGCATTCCTGAAGTTGGGGCGCAGGTTATTAGCTTGATTGTTTCTGAGCAGGATAAAACTTTGCGTGTCGAATAATCTAGACATTAAATCATAACGTGGTATTATAAATTAACAACATAATACCATATTATCGTATAAAATAAAAGGAGACAAAAATGGCACAAGGAAATGAAGTAGCAAAAAAACAAGCAACACCAGTAGACAAATTAAAACAGGTTCTGGCGAGCGATAGCATACAGCAACAGTTCAAGAATGCCTTGGCTGATAACGCTAATCTGTTCACTGCATCACTGGTTGACCTTTACGCAGGTGACAGCTATCTCCAAAAGTGTGAACCTGCCTTGGTGGTACTGGAAGCATTAAAAGCGGCAACGTTGAAATTGCCTATAAGTAAGTCTCTTGGTTTTGCCTATATTATCGCATACGGCGGAAAGCCTCAATTTATCCTTGGATATAAAGGCTTGGTGCAACTAGCAATGAGAAGCGGAGTATATAGGTGCATCAATGCCGGGACTGTTTACGAAGGCGAACTGAGATCATCAAGTAAGCTGACGGGAGAAATTGACCTGACAGGCACGAAAACAAGCGAAAACCCTATCGGATACTTTGCATACATTGAAACGATAAACGGCTTCAAAAAAACCATGTATTGCAATATTGACGATATGCGGGAGCATGGCAAAAAGTATAGTAAGTCATACAACCAACATTCATCACCTTGGAAAAAAGAGTTTGACGGAATGGCTGAAAAAACCATGCTGAGAATGCTGCTCGGTAAATATGGACAAATGTCTATTGATATGGCTGACGGTATGGCTGACGGTATGGCGCAAGAGGCGGATCCTGATTATGTCGGAGATGGTGGATACTCTGATAATGGAAACAAGGATTTTATCGACGTTGATACTGACACTGGCGAAGTTAAACAGGTTGACGATACCGAAGCATCAACAGAAGCAGACTTGAAAAAAGAAATGGATCCTGGTTACTAATGTTTAAAATAAAATCAATAGCGAGCAGTTCAGAAGGTAATTGCTATTTGGTTTCAAGCGGAGAGACATCTATACTTATTGAGTTTGGGTTGTCTTTCCGTAAGATCAAACAGGCATTGAATTTTGATACGTCTTCCGTCGTGGGGTGTCTCGTAACCCACGACCATCTTTGACCATGCAAAAGGTGCAAAGGATGCAATAAAAGCAGGAATGGACATATATGCAACCAAAGGCACGTTTTTAGCACTACAATTAAGCGGGCATAGGTGTAAACGCATCCGTGCTGGTAACCAGTTCAAGTTGGGCGATTTCGACATAATGCCATTTAAAACGGTACACGATGCGGCTGAGCCTGTTGGCTTTTTAATTGCCAACAGTAAGGGCGAAAAGCTTTTGTTTTTAACCGATACTGCATACTGTGAATATAAGTTTAAGGGACTAACTCAAATAATGATAGAGTGTAATTTTTCAAACGATATTCTAAATGATCAGGATATGCCGACAGGACAAAAACAGAGATTGCTTGATTCTCATATGAGCCTTGAGCGTGTACTGGATTTCTTCGAAGAGAACGATATTGGCAAGCTGGAAGAGGTGCATTTGATACATTTGTCTGATGGCAATAGTGACGAAAAGTTGTTTAAGCGAAAGGTGCAGGAAGTTGTGGGAGTGCCTGTTTACGTTTGTGGAGCTTGATATGGCAGGTGAGAAAATGATAAAAGGCTGTCACGCATACGGGCGGCACGACCTATGCCCTGAGTCTTGGTGCAAGCGATCACAGGGCGATTGGTGTTCAGAATATAAATGCTTGCACTACGATGGGCGGGAAAAAAGTATATTTCAGATTGAGAAGGAGAAGGGCGATGAAACAAATGAAACAAATACTCCCAACAGAGAGCCAAGAACAGATTGAATTTATACAATGGGCAGACATGTTCTTCAATGGCAACGATGAGTTCGTTTTTGCAATCCCTAACGGTGGTCTGCGTAATGTTGTAGTTGCGAAAAAGATGAAGGCAGAAGGTGTCAAGGCTGGCGTTCCAGATTTATTTTTCACCCTCGCCCGTGGTGGGTATCACGGTCTTTTTATCGAAATGAAAAGGATCAAAGGCGGCTCGACCAGCAAAGACCAAAAAGATAAAATTGAGCGGTTACGGAACTGCGGCTATAAAGTTGATATTTGTAAGGGCTTCGACGAGGCCAAGAAGTCAATTCTTGAATATGTACAAATGCGAGGTGTGTAAATGTGTGATATAGGCAGTAGCGAGAGGCCATCAATCTTTAATGAGACGTATCCAGTAGCCAGAAAAAACCATGTCTGCTGCGAGTGTAGCAGTGTCACTGAAAAAGATAACTTTCAGACTTTCAAAACATGCTCTTTCTGTGCTGATGTAAGAGAAGAGGCTCGTACAGAGTTTGCGCTTGACGGTAATGAGGGGTTTCCTTTTGAGCAGCTTTGGGAATGGTGTGCTGGCGGATCGTGGCGGGGTGGCTCTTTTCTTGTTTATCTACCACCTGGCCGGGGGGCCGGATCGGGTATCTATATGGGTGAAGTAGGTGTATTTACCTATACCGTATTTGTCGGGGTAGATGCGGCAGAGGTATTCGTGAACTTGTGCCGGGGTGTAGGTACGTATGTTTATATCCCCTGCCCGGCCGAGCAGGTGCATTGATTTGGGGCTGCCGTTTACCCTGGCGTTGTGGTGGCTGCAGCGGCAGCCGCTGGTGATATCTACCGGGGCGTTCAGGTCTTCTCTGGCCTTGAGTAGCACCTGGAGCAGCTCGGCATCCACGGTGTCGAAGCCACAGCCACAGCGGCAGGCGAATTCGTGTCGGAAAAACAGGGGTTCGCTGTATAGACTCATGGTTTATTGGTTTATTTGAGTTCCCCAGCTATCAAACCTTGCATCAATCCGCTTGTTTATTAAATCTTCAAACGTTTCTTGCCTTTCAAGCATGTTTGAAATTGATGTATTCAGTCTTGACAGCTGTTTTAGTTGAAATTTTTGTGCCTGTATGTTTTTGCCTTGTGTAACGGCTATATCACGTACAAGGGAACGTATTTCAGACACAGATACAGATCCTTCCTGCCTCTGTAGGGTAATCTCTTGGCGCAGCTCGGTTTTGACCATGCTGGTGTAGAGAAAACTAGCCGCGATAATCATGCCGATTAATCCAGTCGTGCCTAATATAAGGTTAAGACGAGTCAAAATTCCTGGAATCTTATCCACCAGAGCTTTCATGCCCTCTCTTCTCTCTACCTCTACATCATGCAAGGCGCATACTCCTGTCTCTTCCATTTGGCACCCGTTCACATCACATTTCGCTTCTTGAACTTTTCGAATATCTTCTTTTTCATACTTCGATGTCATGGCACCCTCCACTTAACTTTAAGCCACTGAATACCAGTGGCGTTGTAGAAAGTCCCTACACTAGTCAAGCTCAGGCTTTGCTGGTCTCTCTGCTTTCTTCTCAAAAGCCCCATTATCATTGAAAAACCTGACTATTGTTGCAACCAGTGTTTCGATTATGTCCCACATCTTCATAAGATCGGGATACAACTTTTCTACAATACCGCGAAACAAGGCAAGTTTTTCAGCTCCCTTGTGTTTTTCGGGGAGAACTTCTTCAATTTTCATAATGATATCCATGAAGACAGGTACCAATTTCAACAGCGTGAATGCGTATTTCATTGCTTTTTTACTCCTATTTTAGTTGAGGTTGCATAGGTAAGGTACAGGTTCACAAGCACCAGGGCTGTGCCGATCATCTCGGCGGCATATTCGGCCACACCATCAGGTAGCGGCACATCGGGGTACCACCAGTGCAGAGCCGTTATAATGCCCGCCACCACAGCCCCGGTCAGGTTTGTGAGTACTTGCCCCTTTTTCCAATTTTCCGGGTTTTTCAATTCCTGCCCGGCCTGTACTGCTTTGATAATCGTGACTATCTTTGACATAGCCTCCTCCATATCGATTTGATAATATCCCTCAGCCGTTGCAACGGCATCGTGACCGAGAATTTTATTACCTTGTCTTTTTTGGGCGCAGGGCCGTGGTGGGGCCTCAGTCGCATTTGTCTTCCAAAATTTTACATGGTAAATAGACGGCGAAAAACACAAAGAGGCAAACCGCCAGAAAGGCACACCATCCAACAAATTCTTGTAGATATTTCCATGCTTTGCTCATTAATCAATCCTCTTCGTTGACGACGGAATAGTCATCGTTGTTGGCCTGCATCAGCTTCAATTCTCACACCTCAATCTCGTAATAGCTTAAGTCCGGGGCTTCGCCTATGATGCGCCCGTCCTGGATGAAGGCCTTGTCGCCCACAGCTACGCTGTCGCCGCTGACGATTACCACGCCGCCTTGGTAGGTGGTGCATTTGCTTGTACCGGCCGCGTTGATCGACTGTACAGTGACCACCTCTATAGTTGATTCTGCCAGTAATGTTTTGAATTTACGCCAAATGTTTGCCACGGTATCGCTGCACCTCAACAATTTGCCGGACCTTAAGCCCGTTTTGTCGTTTTGCCGTAACTTTAACGCCGGTTACCATGGCATTAAATGATTCCCTCTCTCGGTTGATCTGCAACAAGGTCCCGGGCAGCAAAAGCCCGGGCTGTTCCGGCTCTGTTTTGAGTGGTAAAGTGATTGTGTAAGTCTGCCAGCTTCCGGAAGCGGCAATCTCGTATATACCACGCTGAGTTGCTGCCTCGGTTGTGACAATAAGCGGGTTGGTTATCATTGGTGCCATTTCGGTGCCACCGCTGCCCGTTCGCATCACTTTGACCAGCACACCTGTATTAGTGCCACTTACAACCACGCCGTTGTAATTTCCGCCGGGCAGCCAATCCCGCGACGACGTCATTATTACCGATTCGCTGATAATAAGCTCTGGGGTGGTGGTGTCCCATTCCCATGGCTTGATCGGATAACGTGGCAGTATTTTAAGCGTTTTGCTGTGCAGGTGGGCCTGTATACGTGCCCCCAGGGCCTCGGTTATCTGCTTTATTGCTTCCAGCG